AGTCTCAATCCACAGAGTATTAATTTATCCGCTGAGGGTGCAATCTATTAAAAAGTTCATCATCAAATTGGCTTCGCAAAACGATAAATAGCACATTATTATCTTTAGGCAAAGGAGAAGAGACCTTTCCCGATTCAAGAACAAGCGATACTTTTTCCGGTGTAAGATTCCACATTGCACCAGTTATAGGGTCTACTATAAGCCACCCAATCCACCCTCCCAGAAAAAAATTCCCAACTAAGTACCACCCGGCATTTAAAGTACTTGTAATCTGAAATTCTTTTTTAACATAGCCATCTTTTTCGATTTTAACTATATAAGTAGCTCCCTGAAAATAACCACTCCCTCTCTTTAGAGAAACCCCCGAACGACGACCGGATACTTTTTATGTTGTTAGCCCTGAAAATAACCACTCCCTCTCTTTAGAGAAACCGTAGTAGGTGTTTTTGAACTCCATACAATCATATTATGCGAATCATAAATAGTAATCTTAGCCTCACTCGGTTTGGTCTCGAAACTGATACTTTGTCGATCACCATTCATAATAGTCGCACACCCAGAAAGCATACCGATCACCACAGCAGAGGTTAATAATGTTAATAATAAGTAGCGTCTTAGATGTAGCTTAAGAAAATCATCACAAAACACAATCTTTCTATCCATAACAAATCCTCCTCGAGGTATAATCTGTAAACTGAGAAGCAAACAATATGCCAAGAAAGAAATATCCGTGAAAAACCTCACCCCAAGGACACAATTACTTATATAACAAAAAAATAACATGAACAGTAATAGCAAGACATTTCCTAATCCAAACCAACATTTCTTGAAACATAACTCAAGTTACAGAATTAAAAACAAAAGTTACATAACCTAAATCCTAAATTTGACAAAGGTAATCCTTTAGCAGAAATTCACCCTCGTATAATTTATTAGCATCTCACCTTTGTTTAATCATTATCTCTTCACGATAAAGAAAGATATCCAATTTATGCAATCACCGGAATACGATGATCAACAAACTCATCACACGATAAGAATATCCTTTAAATATTATCTTTAATGGTACATCTCGCAGTAATAAACCGCCAAAATTTAATGCCCATATGCGATTATTATAACTTTTAATCCCTTCTAGCAGGTCACTTCTTAGAACTTGGAGTTTCGAGTAGCTTATAAGCTGTTGAGAGTTTGTCAACATCTATACTTTTTATTTTCTCTCTGTTCTCATATACTTTCATGTATCTTTGTGCTGTACGTGGAGAGAACGTAAGGTTTCTTTCTACCCATCCTATGAAATCTCCGTGTTTTGTCATTTCTTTTACTTTAGTTAGCATCTCGCCGATTTCTACTATATCGGCGAGAACATTCTTAGCACCTTCTACAATTTTATTGTGCAAGCTGTTGATTGTATTTGCAACTGAGTTATATTCCTGTACTAACATTATATCCTCCCTAATACTATTGTTATATAATAAAATAATCCCTTCATATGAATGCTGATCCCCATAGCATTTATATCTTTAAAAAATATTGGATTGCCTGCGATTTGTTCAAAAGCAGGCGCTAGGAGATCTTCTGGGGTTCTTTTAAATATATTGGCTTCTTTAAGGGTATAATAGTTAAGATTGAATACTTTTGTTTTAAATTTGTCTTCTAGCACTTGCATTGTGGCTTTTTTACTGAACCAGTATCCAACGGTTTCTATTTTAGCACATGTCTTGCTTTCCTGTTTTGCTATGTATTGCAATGGGAGAAATCGCATTAAGGGTTTTAACCCATGTTCCATCCGGGCTCGGTTGATAATCTTGTAGAAATCTCCGATATCCCAGTCTGGCGGTTTAATGTCTTCTGCAATGAGATTAAAACAAATCATCATCAGCAGAATTGTCAAAAAAGTTCTCTTCATCTTCTACTCCTTCCTTTATAATTTTTATGCCTTCCGTGTCATCACGGAATACTTCCATAAATATTTGGATATTATTATCATAGGCTTTCTGGATTATCTCTTTTAGTTTTTCTTTGCCTATGCTTTCCCCTCTTTGCATATATAAAATTCTTGCTCCATCATCCGGGATTGCCTTTATTGCCATATTGACGGCTAATGTAAGTTTTGTTGAGGTTGAGAGATTTTCCCATCTATCACCGTTATAGAATATACCATCATCAGTTATTTCAATTGGTAAATCCAATTGTTTTATCAATTGCTTCTTTTGTTCCTCAAGTTGTTTCTGCTGCTTGGATAGTTTTTCATAAGAGGAATCGAGATATTCTTTTTTCTTCTTCCACTCGTTGTATAAATTGAGTTTTGTTTTCAATTCTGAATATTCGTTTATCTGCTTTAATTGAGGTTCCAATTTCTTAATCTTTGCAGTTAATGTGCCGATTACCCATTGCAGGCCGTTAAGAGTTTCAATATCTTTTTTAACTTGCTCTTCCATATCTGCATTTGCTTTTTCTAGTTGCGCTATTCTCTGTTTAAGATTTTCAATGGTTTCTTTGTTCTGTTCAACTAATTCTTTGTTCAATTCAATTCTATCATTGATTTTATCAATTTCGTTTTTCTTTTCGTAAAATTCTTTGTTTGCTTCGTTGTATTCTGCTTGTATCTGTTCTGTGTTTGGAATGCCTTCTGTTATTTCTGGCTTTTCTGGTTCTGCGCCGAGTTCTTTTAACTGCTTTCTTATAACTTTTAAATCAAGTTTTGTCTGAGATAATTTATTATCAATTTCTACAAAATCCAGCTTAAATATTTCAAATATTGCTTTAGACAAATCAGTTGGATTCATGTCTATAAGTTTTGTTGGATCAATGAATTTTGACGAAAATTCTTTCAAGAAGGTTTGTGCCTTTTCTTTAAATCCGTCTTTGTTTCTAACGGTTAATTCTGTAACCTGTTCTCCTTTCTTATTCTTTCTTATTGTTTTTGTTATTATCCACCCGCCGGATGTTTCTATCCTCACGGTTCCTTTGTTTTCGCCGTGAGTTATTACATCTTTCGGAATTTCTCCGCCTTCAAATGCGTATCTAATAGCATCAAGCAATGAAGATTTCCCCGCATCATTCGGCCCCTCGACCTTTATCAGCTCGCCTTTTGGGTCCAGCTTTAGGTCAAGGTACTTGATTTTCTTGATGTTTTCTACTTGTAAGACTGTTATGTTTCCTAACATTTTAACCTCCTATATTTTTACAAATGTCTCTTACCGGGCAATAGCTTTCACACTTGCGCCCATCCCATGTCTCTTTGGCATTACACATTGGTGGTACATCTATTCTGTGCTCATAATAGTATTTTTTTAATCTTGCCCATAATTTATGCCCTTTTTCTACTATGAAATTTTCTATTTCATCTGTTGTCATTAGTGGAATATCCACAGTATACGTGTTACGTGTTACTCCTCTGCTGAGCGCTATTGAAGTGCCACCATCTCTTACGATAAAGAAAATTTTTAGTTTTGTTATATTGTAATTGAGCTTCTTGGTATAAATATATCTGTAGATATTTAATTGCAATTTATAATCTTCTATATCTTCATCTGTTGGCTCTGCTAAATATGTTTCTTTCTTTGTTTTTATCTGCCCGGCTTTCTTCCCGGATTTATAAACTTCTGGATTACCAAATTGGTCTCTTAATACAATGTCTCTAGTCTTTATGCCTATTGTTTTCGCAACTTTATAGCTACCGGAAACTTTGTAATCCCATAAAGTATAACCGTCTTCTGTTTCTTCTATATAGTCTGCTTCTCCGGTTATCATAATACCATCGACCTTAACGGTTAGCCGGCCGATTCCATCACTTAGGTTGCTATGAGCATTTATTCCGTTTATAATAAATGCCCTTTCGTCCGGATTCACTCCATAGTCATAAACATATTTCAAATACGTTTCTCTTTCGCCGTTAAGCAAATCTGTTACATGCAAAGCCCCGTCCCATTCTCTAGTTTCCGTTATTTCTTTCAAATAACTCAAGGGATAATTGGTCTTTACTTTCTTCTGCAAGACGTCCTGAATTGGAATTTTCTTGTCGTTTATTATGAAGTATTTTAGCATATTCCCTCCTTGCTCTTTCTATTTTCCCCTTGATATGGGGATAAAGTTTTATTATAAAATCCCAGCCTTTTTTGTGTTGTAATACATGTATTCTGTGACTGGCTGCGAACCAATTCCATGGATATTCGTATATAGTTTCATCAGCACCTTTTGAAATTATATGGACTCTTTCAACTTCACCCGGCTCTCCTGTAATTTCGCAAACCGGATGTTTGGCTTTATATTCTTCCCATGTCATATTTTGTTCTTCTTCAAAAAGCGGATCTTCTTTGGCAATATTCCATCGCCAATTATACCATGCTTTCCAGAGTTTTTTCATTTCTCCGCCAATTTCTTGGAGGACTTCATATGGTATATCGCACATAGCTAATTCATTAAGTGCGCCTTCTATCAATTTTGCAACGTCACGTTTTGTCATGCGTGGATCCGTAAGTGTTATGTAATGTTTTACTCCTGTTATTGGATTTTCAACTGCTTTGCCGTATTTTTCTAATATGGCGTAATAAACATTGTATAACTCTTCTTGGTTAGGCTTATGGCCGTTTTGGGCTTGAAATATAAAATTGCATATTCCCCATAGTGTATTTCTTTGATTTGCTGTATATAAGTCTGATTCCGCAATTAATTCTGCTTCGGCCGATAATATATCTATCTCAGAAGATGTCAACTTCGTAATCGAGGCTTTGCCTTCTAGTGTTAGATTGATTCTGATTATCCCGTTTTGTTCCAGGAAATTTAACACTTTCTGACGGTGTTGTAGCGGGCGGAGTATCATTTTCTTTAATTTTATTGGAGTTTTTATCATTTTTTGGCCTCCTGTATCCTGCAATAACTGCTTGTGCAGTTACTAATCTATCGTGGTCTGTTTTTACTGCATCAAGTTTTTTTAACAATCTATCTTTCAATATCTCTCCTATATATCCAGTGTGGAATAAATTATTTACTTCGTCAACTAAACTGTTGTATAGTGGATCCGCTTCTACTGCATCGCTGGCAATTTTATCCGGGTCATCTGATGTTTTAATATTGAAGGCTTGAATTAGCGCTTTCTTATGAGCATAAGTAAAGGCTTTGCCCGGACCTTTATCCATTTTATCATATCCACCGCCGATTGCGGCTATTGTAATATTCTCTCCTGTTTCTATATCGTAAAGGATATACTCAACAGCAACTGTTGTTATATTATTTTCTTGGAGCAAATGGGTTATCTTTGTTGGATAAAAGACTAATTTGAATTCATCAAACAATGGCTTTAATTTCTCTATAACTTTTTCTGACAAGATTACTGTGTAAGACTCACCACTGCGCATTTTGATTGTGGTGTCTCTTTGTAAATTATGAATTTTTTGTGATATTTCAAATATTTTTTCATGTATTGACATATTTGCCTCCTTACTTAAATTTAAAATTCCACCGTTTGTTTTTGCTATTCCAAAGTTGCATTTGCCTTTTTAACCTAGTCAGATCTTCTTCATCAAGATAATTGTAGGCATACTGAGCAATTTTTATTTTAAAATTACTAAGTTCTTTTTCTAATTTTTCGGCATATACTAAGGCCGTTACTTCATTATCCATTTCAGCATAAAAATCTACTTTTATTGTTTTTTCTGTGCCGCCAACTTTTACTGTGAAATATGTTGTTAAAATTACATTATTCCCTTCGTTAAATACTGCTATTTGCATATATACCTCCTTAAAAATCCGACTATGGCAGGCTAGTCGGTGTTCTCATACGATTAATCGCTTCCAGCATTATATATTTCTGCCTCCTGCCCGGCATCTCCGGGTTTCGCCAACGGCGCTTTCCGGAGTTATGTTACTATGTATTTAAGTTCTGCCTTTGAACTTCTTATTAGCATTTCATATTTGTCTATAATATCTTCAATTGAGCCAGGGGTTTGGCTGATAGAGAATTTTACTTCATTGTATTCAAAGTTAACAAAAGCGAGATTTAGTTGTCTTGCTATTTTAATTGCTTCTGCTATACATTCTTTAATATTCGCTCCTACTACAAAATTTATGTTTAGTATTGTAATTGGCTTCATTCTTTGCCTCCTTTTATTTTGCATCTAGTATAAAATTTGTTTTTATTGCTCCATTTGGGGTATAAAAAATATATTGTGAAGAAATAACATTTAATTTCAGAAATAAATATGTTTTAATAATCTCGAGTCTAGGTGGTGTTCCGTATTTTATTATCACATTCTTTGCTTTGATTTTATCTAAGGTGTATTGATCACCATTTTGTTTATAAAAAAAATAATATGCGGTATTATTAACTTGATTATACAATAAAAAAGATGTTGATTTTGATATTATATTATCTTGAAGATTTACTAATTTTATTTTTTTTGCAGTATAAGTATTTGTTATGTTATAGCGCATACATATTAGTGTTGTTATTATACCGATAAAACAAAAAACCGGATATAATAAAAGTCCTATTGCCGCTGCGTCTTCCGTTTTGTTTTTTAGTACTATAAAAATTATTATTGATAGTATTAATGGTACAATTAAAATTAATAACATTATTCCTCCTTCAATATTTTTACTTGTTCCCACATTTCTGTGCCTGTAGGCCAATCATATTCAAGAAGCGGTAAATAGAAATAAGTTTTCTGCACAAAAGCAATTCCTCGTCTCTCCCTTAAAGGTCTTCTATTTAAGACTTCGCATCGGAAGATTTTCATGACCTTTCTATTAATTTTTCTAGCATATTTTTTTGCATTTTCTAAAGAATCAAATACTAACAAATGATATTGCTCTTTTCGCAAATGCGTTGGAGCTGTTACAAACTTCCCAATTTTATATGTTACCTTTGCAGAATATTTTGCAAAAACCGATGTATAACCTCTTTTTGTTTTTTTGACTATCTTGTATCTGATTGGCATTTTATTTAACCTCCTTATTCTCATATTCCCTGAGTTTCATTTCCAGCCAGCTTGAATAGTTTTGATAATAAGCTATATCGTAAATTATATGAGATTGATTGCTTAATTTTGTATCTTCTTCAAATTGTTTTCTATATGATATAGGTTCTATATCTTTTAGCCACGATTCCAGCCAGTAATGGTCATCTTCCGAAATATAATCATATTTATTTTTCTCATCGAGCTTTTCTAATATTATTTCTTCCCCAGCACGTGTATACATGCGCCATGTATAATAAAAATCTATTTCTTGGCTATCTTTTGTTATATTTATACTAAAAGCATCGCAATCGATTCCTATTATCTCTTTTGGTGATTTAACAATTGCTTTGTATTTCATTTATTTTGTCTCCTAATTATTAATCTTCCCCATAAACCGTAAATAATCCATTCTTGCACGTCTTAATTCTTCTTTGTACTTATCATCTATTATAGGGTTCTCCATTATCCCATTAAAAACTTGTTCGTCTTTTACATCAATTATATAGTCATTATCTCCCCATTTTAATAGAAATGTTATAAGATTTTTGTATTTCATTTATTTTGCCTCCTTAGTTTTTCCCTTTTCTCCTTCTTTTATTATTTCCCATATTTTATCTGCATATGGTTCGTCTTGATTAACTACATAGTATTTATGCGCCGGTAAAAACGGGGCTATGTTAATATAAGCATTTATGAAATTCATTACTGCTTGTGGATTAATTTCGTAGAGCACTTTTAGATATTTTTTATTTATTACTACAAATTTATTTTCTTTTTTTATTCTTGTTTTTCCTCGTTTCATTTATTTTACCTCTCATTAAAGTTGCTTTTTCATAGCATTGCTCACTTATTTATTTGCCAGCGGCGAGGACTCGAACCTCGCATGCTGGAACGCCCATTTCTCCAGCTTACTGGACACGGACAGTTTCAATGGGGCTCCCATTTACTCCCATTACTTTATACAGCCGTTGCTTTGGAGGCAACTACCCATATAAAGCTTAGTCCGTTGCACTTTTAGCGTCTCCCTTTCCGCCACGCTGGCACAATTTTATTCCATTAATTTGTTAACATATTTTGCAAATTCTTTTAATTGCATAGCTTCTGTAGTAAGTTGTTCATTTAGTTGTGTTTTTATTTCTTCGAACAAACGTATAATTATATTATAAATTGCAACTTTGAAAAGTTGTTTAAATTCGTCTATATTTTGAGCTAGTGTTATGCTTAATTCTATTTTATTGTTTTTTATTTTTGTTTGATATATATCACTGTCACATATATTATTAACGTACCTATTAATTTCTTTTATTAAATTCTGCAATTTTTCTAATCTTTCTAAATGTTCTATTATTTGACTCATTTATTTTGCCTCCTTAACTCCTATAGGTTGCCAAGTTTTACCACCATCAAGAGATACTTTATATTTTCTAAACATATTTTCATTTGTTTCCCATTGTTCTATAAATATTTGTTTGTTACCTGATGGGCAAAATGCTATTGGCCTCTGCCATATATCATGATGCTCAATAATTGTTTTGGATTTATATATCCCGTTAGTAAAATATATAGCAGGCATTTCCCCATTTTGGAATGGTCTCCATTTTTTATTTTTTGTAGTTTCATTTTCAATTTGCACTTTCTTAATTTCTACTATTCCGTTTTCATCTACGCTAGCTGTAAATCTAACGCCGTCTTTTAACAGTTCACTATCTATAAAAACCTCTAATATTTGTTTACACATCATATCAATACCCTTTTTTTATTTTTTTGATTTCTTCTTCGAGCGCATCGGCGAGGAAGGCTATATCTGTGGCACAATTATCCATGCCACTTACATATGCTGTACGATGATCAAGGCTGAAATGTTTTTCTTCTTCATAATATTTTTCAGCCTCATCATCCCATTTTTGTAGAAGATCTCTAAGTTTCCTTAGGACTTGTTTTTTTGCGTTAATTTTTTCTTCTTCTGTTTCTTTCGCCGTAGTGATGACTAGATGTATTATTATCAATTGCACAAAAATAACGAATATAACTAGTGTTATACCGAATAAGATTTGTTGATTCATGTATGGCCTCCTTATATATTTTGTAATATTTCCCTAAGAAGTTCAATAATTTTTTCTTTTTTTTCTTGATTCTTAATAGAAAGTTTATATATTTCGTCTTCTAAGTTTTTTATTTTTTTATCTTTTTCTTCAAGTTTATTCCGCCATATTTCTGGCAGGTGATATTTGAACCGATTTTTCATTCTTATATATGAATCCACCCTGCCAATAATATAGAAAATTAGTGCTTCGGCAATAATAAATAGCATTGCTAGTATTGCGGATCCATTAGTTCTTATTACATAAGTTATGGCTTCAAACATTTTATATACCCTCTTTTATTTAGTAGCCAGCGTTCCATGGCTAATTCTTTTTCTGGCCATTTATATGAAAATGTTTCTTGCGGCCAAAACCATTTGTAAAATATATCTTGTACTATCCAATATATATCTTCAAACTGAAAATTAAATTCATCGGCGATGATATATATATACTCCAACCAATAATCATTAAATCTCCTAAATTCTCCGTATTTCGGTTGAAGCATTTTTATTCTTATTAAATGTTTTTCAAACATTTTCCATTTATGCCCGTAATCATATGGGGCCCGGAGAAGATCATTTACGAGATGTTTATACATTGTTTTTATGATATCTTCATATCGTTCTGCTTTTCTCCCGCGGATTGGTAGTATTTTATACGGGACTCTTAGCTCCATTCTTCCTCCAAAAAACTGGGGCGAGGAAACAAGGAGGAAGAACCCCGCCCCATAAAAAAGATATTAAGGAGGCCGATTTAATTCTATGGCCTCTTTTTCAATTTTTCAAGTAATTTAACGAAATTGTATATACTAGTTGATGGAAATATTTTTTTATACTTTTTGTATGCTTTTTTTATTTCTCCGTTTTCATACAGAATAACGATCTCTTTGAAAATAGACATTATTCTCCCCTTAATTTAAAATATTTCCGCCAGCTAATATATTTGGCGTAATCTCCTCTGTTACCACTTGTTGACGCAATTATAAGAATTGGCCGTACTTTGTAAATTGCTCTTGATATAAATATAGTATCTCCATCTTTCGATGAGAATTGCAATGTTTCTATCTTTTTTATTTTTCTATTGTCTAGTTGCTCAACCGGCCGCATATTTTTTGAGTATAAAATCATATCATACTCCTTTTTAAAACGACACACGTATCAAAAGCGACACGCGTGTCGTTTTTGTTATAAAAAATTATACATGTTAAGAAATCTTGTGAGCTTCTAGGGCCTTTACAATCTCCTTTAGCTCCATATCTGGGGCCTCGAAGTTGTCCATTTCTGTAATCTCATGGAACACCTCATTTACCCCTTCCTTTACTTTTCCCCAGTCTATATGTTTTATCTCTGATACATTGATTGGTGTACGGGATGTCTCGTAAAGGCCAAACTCGCCGTTTACTATTGCTACATAGGCCGTTACTTCAACGGAATCATATTCGGACCCCGTATTTTTCAGCACCCGGCACCTCGTGCCAAATCTCTGGCTGAGGGTAAACTCGTCGGGGATGTGCGGATTAATCAGCTCGCAAATCTTCTCAAAATTCTTTGCGACGCTGATCCCGTAAACCTTTCTGCTAGTAAGTTTTTCAAGTACTTCTTCTACATTCATGTTTGCCTCCTTAAGATTTTTCTTTTTTTTGCTTCACAGAGGTATTCTGCAAAGTTTAATGCTTTAAGCGCTTCTTCCCCTTTAATTATGCGTTCTTCATACCAAAAGTCTTCTGGGGTAGATCCGCCGCCGCTTCTAATTACTATGCCTTTTTCTGCAAGTTTTTTTAGATATTTTATTGTGTTTATTAAATGCAAATCATCCATTTTTGAGATGGGGATTTTATTCCCTTTTTTTGTTATATGATATTTCATGTTTCTCCTCTTTTGTGTATTTTATCCTTTCCCCTATTAAATGCTTAGGGGTTCTTAATAATTTTTTTGAAAACATATCTTCATATCTGTCTTTTACTTTGGGAAAATTTATCTTAGCCTCTTTGTCGATAAGTTTTGAAAACATGGTTAACTCACAGAATACTATAGAGTAAGAGTATTCCGGTTTTCTATATTCTGTTGGAGGTTCTTCTTTTCTTATTTGAATTATTATATAGTACGCCCCATTTTGGCGTATTATATATCCGCAATCTTTCTGGACTATATATGTCCATCCGTTGCCCCATTCTACGTATGGGTATCTTCTAAATTCGTTTTCATATACTTTTATTGGCTCTATTTCAGAGCCTATAGAAATTTCTTTTGGCGTCTCCCATTCTGTGGAGTTGCCTGAAAGGAGTGACAATGAATATTTGCCGTCTTTTTGCAGTTCTTCTTTGAGGGGTTCGAGAGTATGTGCATTCCACCATCTTTCCGTTTCATCTTCAAAGTCTGTATTTTTTCTTTCTTTCTTGGCTGTTTGAACTATGATGTATTGCCCCTCGTGGTATTTCCCCTCGTCGTATTTCCACTCTTGTGAAACTAACCACCCTTCTCTTGTTATGTAGTCGTAAAACATCGAACCATCATATTCTTCATTGACTTTATATATTTTTGTCGGCTCTATTTCAGAGCCAATAAAAGTTTTTTCATAACAGAAGATGTCAAGATCATTACTCTCTTCTGCTATAACTTCCAATGCGTAAGGATAATTTTTCTTTATTTTTTTGGTTATTTCCATTTTACCCTCCTGTTTTTGTTTATTTTGTTATTTTTTATCCAATAGTTATTTTTTCTATATTAGCTGTTTTTTTATATTGCCAGATTGTTCTAGGTAATTTTATAAAATCTTGGGAGTATGTGATTACTTCTCCAAATTCGTCATCTCTCCCTGTTTTTGTTTCAATGATGAGAACCGGTAGCCCGTTTTGTGTAATTATTATTCCTCGTTGTTCAAAAACATTTATTCCATTAGGGCATTCTCTTTTAAAATTTTTTTTGTGATTAAAGAGTTCTGTTGGTGGAGTATCTGAATAGATTTTCTTTTCCTCTATGTAAAATTTGGCATCCCATTCTGTTTCGATTTCTATTTCTTCGTGCATAATTGTATAAAAGTCGGATTTGTATTCTGGGTCAAGTGTTGTGGGGTTGAGTTTTCTTGTTGTCCACGAAAAGAATATTGGCCACGATCCATAATTTATATATCCTTTTTCTTTTTGCGTGATTATGTACCATTTGTTTTGTTGACTTATTAACCAGCTTATAGTGTTATTTTTATAGTATCTTGTCCCCTCATCATTTTTTTTAGGGTTGTTCTGTTCCACCAATTTTATTGGTGGAATATCTGAACTGATCATCTTTCTTATTGGGGTTTCATAATTTGTAGTTTCCCCTTCTAAAATTTCAAGATAATAGTCTGAATTGAATTGCATCTTCTTCCTCCTGTTTTTGTTTATTTGCACCATATCGTCAACAATAATCTCGTATGGCGCTATTTTTTAACCGCTCAACATTTGTTGAGCGGTTTTGTGTTATACTTTGGTAGAGGGAGTGCGGTATTCGTTTAACACTTCCTCCAGGGGGCGTTCGAAAAAACGCCTTTCCTCTTCCTCTGGATTGTCTGGGAGCTCTACCAACTGGTAGAGCTCTGGGGTGAGTTGTCGATACCATTGAAAAGTATCGACAATCTCAAAGAATTTGGGGTAATCTTCGTTCATAACGAAGACCCCATTCAAAAATAATCTCCACTTTCCGTTCCCATGTGACAACGTATAGTTGTCACAGTGATACTTAGTATTTTTATTAAAGTTTCTTACGCTAATTTTTTTAGACAGGTGCGCTACTTTTTGTAAATTCATTTGACACTCTCCTCTCTGGCAAGGACGTCTAGAACGACGTCGATCACGAATGCAAATTGACCAGCATACGTGAATCTCCGATATTTTTCAGACCACCCTTGAGTGATTTCAAATCTGTATCCGTTGGTGTCGAATGGGACGGGCGTTTTCTGGTCGATGATTTCCCAAAATTTCCGGTGGAACAGTCCGACAAAATCGGGTGTCCCAAAATAGTTGCCGACTATCCCTAGATACTCTGGATAGCGGTTTAATAACCGCTTTTTTTCGAGTGCCAACTCTCTGTTTCTGGCGATTTTTTGCCAGTCGCGGATGAAAGCCAAAAATCCTTCCTCCGATTTCTCATATTTGGAAAGGTCTATCCCGACCTCTTCCAACTTTTTTTGCGTTGCATTTTCCGCTACCTTTTTTAGGTTTATCATTTTTTATTCCTCCTTGTATTTTGTATTTTGTCAAAAAAAATAGCAGGACTATTTGTTTCCCCTGTGCTGTTGCTCCTGCTTTGGCACAGGCAAATAGCCCTGCTATTTTCTTCCCCTTGTCCCTTCTCTTGTTCGCTCCCCTTGCGGGGAGCTATGTTTTTAGACCGAGTTATTTTGCTTTAACTCGGTCAATTTGAATGGTTTTTTCCATAAAATATGCTTCCCATGAGTGGGAGATTTCTCTCCCTGCTTGCTCGTGGTCGTAACCGCTTTCGCGGGTTTCGACCACAAAAAATTTCCCTTGTTGTTTTACCAGCCATCCGGTCTCGATATAGACGTCGAGACCGTTTTTACTGTACTGGGTAGTTTCATCTATCTCGTACAGCTTAATAGGCTCTATTTCAGAGCCTATTAATTTTTCTGTAGACTCGGAATACTCCGAGTCTACTCCTTCCCATACGGGAAGGTTGAATTTATAATTATATTCTATTTCTTTCATTTTCTGCCTCTCCTCTGCGGTGGGTTGTTGTTTTGAATGGATGTAGGTCTTGCCTACGAGTTTCTATGTACTCGAAGGGTTTATTCCGGAGACAGGAAATCTCCGGGAAAAGGTCTAGAAGGGTGAGAAGGCTATGCCTTCTCCCCGAGAAAATCGCTTCCCCTGTAGAGGGGAAGACAGTTAAAAATGCTCCGCTGACTGCACGGAGCCAGCCAAAAAAATTTTTGTCTGAAAAGTACCCGCAAGGGTACTCTTCATTTTCTTCAAGTTTAATTGGGAAGGCAGGTTCTGGGTACGTTTCGGTGTATCCATAATCAGTTGCGAAATATAGCTGGTGCTCTTTCTCCATCGCCGCTTTTATAGCGGCGATTTCTTCCTTTGTCAATCCAAAAAAGTTTACTATCATGTCATCCTCCTAGTTTTTTCTTTTAGTATACTCTCTTTTCTACTGTTTGTCAATACTTTTCTATGTAAAATATAGAAAAATATTATATTTTACATAGAAAAATACTAACAAATGTTTAGTATAAGTTGGCATGAAAATTGCGTTCCTTATCCTTTGAAGCCGTTTTGCCACGCTGGTTTGTGCTTGCACCTTTGTTAGTCGCTCTTTTCTTTATGCCGTCTTTGGTTAGAGTGACTATTTTGCAAAGTTGCAAGCGCATGTAACACTCAGCGTGGCAAAACATTACATAGCTTGCACGTAGGTAGAATATCGCCGGGTACCGTCTAGTTCTTCCCATTGAGAAGTTCTGATTACGCCCTCGATCTCTACTTTCTCGCCTTTTCCTAGTTTTGCGTACTTTTCAGCTCTTTCTCCAAAAGACACTACTCTTATAAAGTTTACTCTTTGCTCGTAGTTGCCTTCGCCTCTCGGGATGTAGTAGTTGTTGGCTAGCGTGAAAGCAACAAGCATGGTTCCGCTTTCTAGGTAAGAAACTTCTGCGTCCTTTGTTAGGCGTCCTTCTAGCTGGACTTTGTTTTTGTCATTCATATTTTCCTCCTTAATAATTTATTATTGTTGCCCTGTATAATATTGCTTTATGTTCTAAGGCGTATTTTTTTGCAAACCCGAGATTGGTTGTCGTTAAGATTATCATACTGTTTTTTACTACTAGGAAATATTCCATTTTCCCCTCCTTAGATTTTCTTTATTTCCGTGATTTCCGGTTGTGAGCAATAGATTTTATACTGCTCAACAAATGATGAGTTCTCTAATTGCTCTTTAACCTGCATCGCCGAAAATCCTTGAATAATCGCTTTAATAGTTAGTCCATTATGTTTGATTGTTACTTTGAACCTTTCCATATTTACTCCTTATTGTTGTGTTGTTTAGATAATCGTAGAACTCTATTAAGTCGTTTTCAACTAGTTCTCTTATCACCTCCTCTCCGTATAAGTCTATTCTATCCTCGATAAAATCACTGTCTTTCATATAAACCTCCTTCTCAAAAACGACACACGTGTCGCTTTTGGTATGATTTTTTATACACTTTCATAAAATTTCTATTTTTCTTCGTATTCTTATCTATCCGCCGCTGAATCCTTATTAATCCCTCTTATCCTATTTACTATTACTCCTATTGTGTCCCTTATACCAATAAACCTCATTGTTCCCTTCTTCCTTTCATTCCGTTTTCTTTCTTTTCATTCCTTTTCGTTTTGTTCGTCTTCGTGTATCCTCCTCCCCTCTCCTAACCCATAGTCCCTGCTAACCCGCTCTACCGTTATCTTTTTGGATATATAACGCTAGGTTGTGGGGTGGGTGGTGGGCTATATTGCGTAGTTTGTAGCTCGAGACCGTTAGGCGTATTGGGGCCCTGTGTGGTCTGGAGCCTCTTTCTTGGGTTGAGGCAATATCTAAGTCCCCGACAGGGGTGTGGCCTTATGTAATTAAGCCCATCTACTAGGTGTTGTGGTTTATCGGAGTGGGTTCTTTGGGGGCTAGGTTGTTATTATTTATCTCCCGGAGAAATTTCTCCTATGTTGTTCGGCCTTATGCCCCTTAACCCCCAGCGTGGCCTCTATGCCACAGTGGAGAAGGCTGTTTTTGTGTCTGGATACCTAAACATTTAAGCATGTCATGATGTCTGGGTACCTAACTGATTTAGTCTGCCATGATGTCTGGGACGTTTAGGTCTATTTTTATATTTGGATACTTAGTAGGGCTATGGTATCTTTGCATTTAGGATTAGCGGCGAGGCAGTGAAAATTCAAGAATTTGGTTGAATTGCCGTAAATTATCCACAGGTTATCCACAGAATTCGGCCAAAAACGACACGTGTGTCGTTTTTCAAGATGCATAAGTAGATAATAAGAGTATTTAGTATAATAAAGGCTATTTATAATAATAAGGTTACTGGTAATATTATTATAATAGAGTAGGTAGAATATTATAATAAGGTCTCTTTAATAGAGACCTTATTATATAAAGAGATATTATTAACTTACTAGGAAATCTTTGTCGACTGGTTTTGGGTCCGGGCTGAAACGCTTACGAGCTACTTCTTGGAGATTAAGCATTTCGCTTAAAGAGTTTTGGATCTGCAATGCAACTTTGATGTCTCCATTATCTATTGCCCGCTTATACAGGAATTTGTAATTCAGAATTGCATCATTCAAAAATTCAAAATCCGATAGCTTAGCAAAGCGGTGAATGTCAGTCTTTGCCTTCTTTATCAGCGTGTCTATCGTCGCCTTGCTAATATTCCAGTCAGTGTTCTTCTGTATCCACTCATGTATCCCTTTCCGCTTATACCCTTGAGCTATTAACTCAATTACCTTGTCAACCCTCTCTTGAACCGTCGGAGTTCTACGTTCAGGTAACAATGCCATTTCCACACCTCCTCTAAATATAGATTTTTATATATCAAACATAAAAAAAGTATAATATATCTTGACTTAAATGTCAAGTGGTGGTAAAATAAAAGTATGATTAAGCTAGAGGATATAAAGGCGCTGAGTGATAATAAGCAAAAAAGAGATAATCAGTATGCGTGGATTATAACGAAGGCGAGGAAGAAGGACGAATACTGGGAAGTGCTTAGATTTTTGGGGAGGCATGATAGGTATTTTTTGCTTACTAGGATATTGCGCAGGAATGATGCACGCAATCAATGGGTTTTAGACAGGTGTCTTGAAGTTGAAGCGGATCCGGACGGTTATCTTGATATATGGGCAAGGGAGCACTACAAAAGCACAATTATTACTTTTGCCGGGATTATTCAAGAAATCATAAAAGACCCTGAAATTACAATTGCAATTTTTAGTTTTACCCGCCCTATAGCGAAAACATTCTTGAGACAGATAAAAAAAGAGTTTGAAAGTAACAGATTATTAAAATGGCTATATAGTGATATTTTATGGCCTGATCCGATTAGGGACTCGAGACGGCTAGGGTTTAAATGGAGTGAGGATGCAGGGCTTGTAGTTAAGCGCAAGGGCAACCCTAAAGAGAGTACCCTTGAAGCATGGGGCTTAATAGATGGACAGCCTACTTCAAAACATTTTAAATTAAGAGTCTATGATGATATTATCGAGGAACGCAGTGCAAACTCGGAAACTATGCGAGCTAAAGCTACCAGAGGATGGGAGCTTAGTCAAAATCTCGCAGCAGGCGATGAAAATTCTCCAAGTGGCCGGCAATGGCATTTAGGGACTTTTTATCATCATGCAGATACATATTTTGCAATTTTAAAAAAGAATGTTTTAAAGCTGAGAAAATACCCTGCAACAAAAGATGGCACACCTGACGGCGAACCTGTTTTTATGTCAAAAGAGACGCTAGACCATAAACGTAAGCTAATGGGTCCTTACGTATTTGCAACGCAGATGTTACTTGACCCGAAGCAAGAAAGATATAGCGGATTTAAAGAGTCTTGGTTGAGATTTTGGAATCCAACTCAAGAAATGCAAAATTTTAATTTTATAATTTTAGTTGATCCGTCCGGGACAAAATCGAGAGATGCCGATTATACTGTAATGTGGGCTTTGGGGCTAGGGCTTGACAGGAATATTTATGTGTTTGATTTGATAAGAGATAAGATGAATTTGACAGAACGTACAAATATGTTATTCTTATTGCATATGAGGTTTCATCCGATGTTTATAGGGTATGAAAAAGTTTCTATGCAAGCAGATATTGAACATATCGAGTATGTTATGGAGCAACGTAATTATAGATTTTTCATAACTCCGCTTAGCAAATCTTTGCCGAAAAAGCAAAGAATAAACTCTTTGGTACCGATATTTGAGCAAGGGCGGATTATTTTACCGTATGAGTGTATTCATAATGACTGGGAAGGCAATAGAGTAAATACTATCAAGCAGTTTGTAGAGGACGAGTTTATTGACTATCCGTATGCCGAGCATGATGATATGCTAGATGCGCTTTCGCAAATTAATCACAAAGATGCTCTTGTTGTATTCCCTAACGTGGCCAATATAAAATCTAACAAAATATTTGATGATTTTCCTGATGAAGAAGATTATAATGTATATGAGGTGAAGTGATGGGAGAACCGTTATTAAAAAATGAAGATATGCACAAAATAAGAGAGCAATTTAACAGGTGGAATTTGCCGGAAGATTTATTCGGGAGTGTTGTATCAAAAATTGAGAATGTTGTTAAAAGTGGGATCATGAAATTAGATGATGCAATAAAAAGCATTTTAGGCAAAGATTCTTTAAGTGAGAGTATAAAGCGGGACTTGTATAACTGGCAATATGAAACCGAGGCAAAAAAAAGTGATGCTTTTACGGGGAGTGTAAATATTCCGATGGCGAAGCAGAAAGAAATTATTGATAGTGCATTTACGATAGACCCCGACGAAGAAGAATGGGGCAAGGTACAGAGCACAAAAAAGAGTGATTTTGTGCCGATAGAATATGACCCTATAAAAATCCAGCCGAGAGACAAAAAATACGCAAAAACAGTTACCTATATGCAAATTTTGTTACAAGAATTAGGGTATCTGAAGAAACCGGATTATGGTTTTCTTGATAAAGATACATGGGATGCCTATGTCGCTTATGCGACTGATCATAATTTATACTCAAATAAGGCGTGGAAACGTCAAGTAACGCCTGATGTGTTAAAAAAAATGGCTGAAGATGCTGACAAAAAGTGAAAAACGACACGTGTGTCGTTTTTGGGGGTGATTAATGAAAAATAAATTAGCAGAATATATTGAAAATCGGTTTGGTCAACTGGTAGATAAGCGTAAAAAGCGAGAAAAAAAGTGGAAAGAGCTTGCAAAATATCTTATGCCAGACCTTTTAGTAGGGTTTGATAGCGGGGACAATGAAGATTACGAGACACCTGATGACTCGAGGCCGATTTTTTATGCTAGAGAGATGGCAGACGGGCTTACTGCATACATCGCCCCTAAAGATTCTAGGTGGTTGTTTTATAAACCCAGAGATGATGAGCTTATGAAGAACCTAGAAGTTAAAAAATGGTTATATGATGCAACTTTACATGTATTGGCGCAACTTGCAAGGAGCAATTTCTACGATGCTTTACAGAGATATACGCATATTGGCGTTGTTATAAGCACTACAACAATGTTTGTTGGTAATAACCCGAATGAGGGCAAGCCGTATTTTAAGGTTATTCACCCGCTTGAATCTTATATAAGCAGTAATATGCATGGTGATATTGATACGGTATTTAGAAAAATAAAAATAAAAGCCATTGATGCTATAAATTGGTTTAAGCCAACCGGGTTAAGTAAAGAAATCATAAAAGCCGCAGATGAAACGCCTAATAGAGAGTTTGATTTTATTCATGCGGTAATGTTTGTTGACAGCTATGACAAGTTTTTAACAAAGTATTTGCCAGCGGGCAAGAACTATTTAAGTATATATAAGCAAGTAGGCGAAGATGCTATAGCGCAAATAGGTGGATATATAACTTTCCCGTTTGGAGTATGGCGGTACAGGGTTGATAGCAAGAGTGATTATGGCACAGGACCCGGCGGGGATGCTTTAGGTGACGTGAAATGGATGAATCAAATGGCAAGATATATTTTGAAAGGTCAAATAATAAGCTCGGATCCTCCGGTTAATATCCCTATTGAGTTAAAAGGGCGTGTTAGATACAAGCCGCATGGTGCAAATTATTATGAACAGCAGGGCAGGTTTGTTGAGCCTTGGAAAATAGGCAATATTTATCAAGGTGCGGTTGATGGATATAGGATAAAAGACGAAAGTGTTAGAAATCATTTTTACATAGACTTTTTTATGGTGCTTAGTAACCTTACGAAAAGGATGACCACGGTTGAGGTAGAGGAAAGACAGGGTGAAAAAATGCTCATGTTATCTACTCCAATATCAAAATTCTTGTCTGAGGGGCTAGATAAGATATTAGAACGGGTGTTGGAGATAGAAATTGAAGAAAAGCGTCTCCCGCCACCGCCAAAAAAACTGTTAGAAGCTGACGGCAAACTAGGCAAAGGCTTGAAAATAGATTATTTTAGTGTTCTAGCACAATTACAGCAGAGAGTAGCCAAAGGCGGGATGTTAAAGCAGGCACTTATAGATTTTTCACCTATTCCGCAATTCAAACAAGATACTATTGATTTAATAGACTGGGACGGGTTAGGCCGGAGAATACTTGAATATAACAATTTCCCGGTAGATTTGGTAAATGATGATAAAAAGGTTGATGCTATACGGCAAGCTAGGCAAGAACAGCAAGCAAATAGCGAAATGATGAGCCAATTGGCTCAGATTTTAAAAGTTAATAAAGAAAACGCAGGAGGCCAAGGCAATGTGGTTTAAAGACAGGATAGAAATTGAAGATAAAGCAAAAATACACAACGATTATCAGCATACATTCAATAGAGATGAAGTTACTAGACACGTTTTGATACACATTTTACATGATTTAAAGTTTTTTGAGGAAAATATCGAGACTGCGGAAGATATTGCATTAATAAATGCCGCAAAGAGAATATTAAGGAATTTAGGAGTTTGGGAGGAAGGGAAGGAAGTATCAATAATACAATCTTTATTAGGAGGTTACAATGGGAGATAACGATCAGATGGTCGGCGGCGGAGACAAACAGCCGATTCACCCTTATGCTGCGCAGTTAGCAGGTGAACGCAAATATGATGAGGAACTAAAAGACGTTCCTAGCCTTAATGATTTGTATGATCAGTGGAAAGAGTTTAAAAAGAAGGCAGTAGAAGCAGAGCAATTGAAGGAGAAGGCTATTATCCCGCCCGGAGAGAATGCCAGTGATGATGAATGGAAAGAGTATTTTAAGAAAATTGGCGTCCCTGATGAGTACAAACTTGATGAGGAACTGGATAATAAAGACAACTTAATAGAAATGGCCAAAGAAATGAAAATGACAGACTCGCAATTCAAAAAGTTTGTTGAATTGGAGAAGCAGAGAAAAGAAAAAGAGCTTGATTTGTTAAAGGCGAGGGCAAAAGAGCAAAGAGCCGTTGTAGAGTCGCAGTTGCGGGAGAAATGGGGCAATCATTACAATGAGAATATCGCTTATATGAAAAAGGGGATAGATATTCTTGGCGGTGATGATTTGCGCAAAGCATTGCAGACTCTAAGAAATGGTGATATAGTTGGTAATGACCCGGTTATTATCGAGGCGCTTGTAAAAGCTGGGAAATTATTTAGTGAAGACAATTTAATACCGGGAGAAGAAAGCGGCGGAGAAAAGCCAAAGGCTATATATCCGTCAATGAAGGGTATTGAATAACGGCGTTGCCGTTAAAGTATGACCTTTCGCTTGACCTGTCTTATGGGAGAGCTTGGGAATACACAGATATAAAACTTATATAGGGGTATTCTATGGGAGCAAGACAGGATTTAGGCTTAATAGAACTTGTTAACAGAACCAAAGACGGGATTTTGATAGAAATTGCAGAGGTGCTTGTAGAGTCCGAAGATATTATCAAAGATGCCGTCTTTATTGAGGCTAACGGGGCTAATAGCCACGTTTATGACCGAAGGGCGTCCGAGATAAGCGGTAGCTGGACTATGGTAAACGATTTCGTTGACCGTGAGTCCACTGTAACTATCCCTATCGTCGAGAAGCTCGCAACTCGTGAGGCTTTTTCTCAGATAGCTGAAAGCGTGCTCAGAAAAGTTAGAGACAAAAATGCTTTCAGACTTACAGAGGACAAAACCGCGGCTAGTGGATTTTCCAAAGCCATTCAGACCGGTGTATTTTATGGGGCCGGGGTAAAGGATCCGCTAGGGTTGGCGAACAGGTACAATGCACTTTCGATGGCAAATGTGTATAGTGCTGGTGGTACTGCCAACTTGACCTCGATCTGGATTGTGCAGTGGGGAGAGAGGAAGTTTACTTTCTTATATCCTCAGAACTCTATGTCAGGGTTGCAGGTGAAAGATGATGGGATGGTAACAATAACCAACTCGTCCGGGCAGATCAAGAATGTATGGCAGACCCACTTCATTTGGGATATAGGGCTTGCTATCTATGATGACAAAAATGTTGCAAGGATAGCAAATATTGATACTACTGCGGCTTTTTCTTCAAACAATGTTGATAATCTGATTATTACTGCACTCAACAAAATGCCAAACAGAGGCAAGGGAGCTTTCATTTATGCAAACAGCGATGTGTTGACTCAATTTGACATAAATGCGAAAGACAAAACCAATGTGCAGTATGGGACAGCTAATGTTTGGGGAGAGGAAACAGTGGCGTTCAGGAATTGTCCTGTAAGATTGAGCGACGCTTTAGTTGCTGAGTCTGCCGTAGCGTAAGGGGGTGAGAGATGATTTTTGATAAAAACTTAGTTTTTGGTGAAAACAAAGCCTTAACCGCAAGCGGGATAATCGGAGAGGCGATTGATATGTCGGTTGCTAATCCAAACATTGGAGCAGGGAGCAAAAAGTTTCTTGCTGTTGTAATAAACACTCCGCTTGGATCCGGTGCATCTGATGGGACCGTAAAGTTTCACATACAGGATGCCGCAACAGATACTGCAACTCCTGTTACCATACAATCTGGCAAGCAGTATTCAGAGGGAGATTTGGCGGCCAATGATATTGTGCTAATTCCGATCCCGGATGAGGTGCAAAGGTATGTAAGCGCATATGCAGAGCTTGGCGGTACTAGCCCGACTATCACTGTCAGCGCTTACATTTATGTGCAGTAAAAAACAGGCCGATATGGCCTGTTTAATTTATTGTTAGGAGGTAATTAATGGCACGGAGAGCTAATGACAATAGGAATGTAATGCCACCGGGACCCGGTGATGCTCCAATTGAAGAAAAGCAGAAGGTAAAAGTCAGAGTGTTGAAGAAATACATTTGTGTTAAGCCCTGTTTTTCGGGGAAGCAGTATTTTGAGCCAAAAGCCGATGTGTATTACACCAGACGCATGATCCCTGATGATATACTTCAAAACTTCAAAGAGATTGAGGTGACAGAGGTATTGGAGTAGGTAGATGGCAAGTAAAATTGATATTATCAATTATGCTTTCTATCTCATAGGGGAGACAGGGATAGAATCCCTTGAAGAAGGTTCAAAAAAAGCTGATATTGCGAGCGGGTTATATCCGCTCGCTTTAGAAGATTTTCTCGGTGAGTATAAATGGTATTTCGCAACAAAAAGAATGAATCTTAGTTTAGAAAACGATGATAATGACGGAGATTACAAGTATTCATTCTATTTGCCGGATGATTTTATTAAAATCGTTGATGTGAATTTTGATGAGAATGCAGAATACAGGCTGGAACGAGGCTTGTTGTATTATGGTGATGATGAAGTAACTCTTAGATATGTGTTCAAGCAAGAAGATATAAATGTGTTTCACCCGAAAGCAAGAACTGCATTAGCTTATAATCTTGCAAGTAAAATCGTATATCCGTTGTTTAGGGATGACAGAAACCTTGCTGTTTTTGAACAAAAGTATCTTATAGCGCTTGAAAAGGCGAAACAATTTGATGGAGGCAACTATATAGGGCTAGATAATTCTACAGAGGACGGCCTAGAATGGAAGAGTATGTAATAAATAATTTTATTTTCGGGCAAGTTTCTAAAAAGATGAGAGGCCGTACTGATTTAGCGCTATATAGAACTGGGTGCAATTTATTAAAGAATTATCTTATTTATCCTGAGAGCGGAGCAATTGTAAGATTCCCCGGAACTTGGTATGTAGCCGATGCTTTAGGGGAAGACAGTCAGATATTTGATTTTGTTGATACTTCCGGGAATGGATTTATAATAGAGATTAACGGCGGGACAATACTCCCTAGAAGTGAAAGCAAGGTATATCCATCAATAGATATAGCAACCGGGCTCGGAATAACTTATAGTGCAGATGCTTTAAAAGAGGTTGATTATGCTTATATGCTTAATCAAATGTATTTTGTTCATAGAGATTATGAAGTCCTTAAATTAGTTTATGACCCTGCAACAGATACTTTTACAGCCTCTACCCCGGTTTTTAATCCAACAGGTGGGACGTTACCGGCTAAAACAGGTGGCTTTACCGGTGCTGGGAATAGGCCGGGAGTTGTTTCATTTAAAGATGGGAGGCTCATATTAGGGAGTAATACAAATTATCCTAATGTTTTTTGGATGGGAGTAGTTTATGACTCAACAGGATATGGGTTTGATGATTTTGAAATACCGGCGACTATTGTTGATTCTTCTCCGATAGAGATAATCTTGGCCGAGAGTAACGGGTCAATAATAAGAGCAATAGAACCGTCTAGGGGATTAATTGTAATTACAGATACATCGGCGATAGAGATTTTTTATACAGATGGTACAACATTTACGCCTACAACTATTCCTACACAAAGAGTGCGTAGTGGATATGGCGGTGAACAGTCTTTGAGTGTCAAATACGACAACAGTGTCGTTTTTGTGCAAAGAGGTGGGGTTAAATTGCGGCTTGCAATAATAGCAAGCGATCAGGATATTTATAATGCGCCGGATTTAACCGCATATAATGATGAGTTGTTAGTTTCAAAAGCAAAAAAAATAGCTGTTCAGACAATACCGTTTGAAGTTTTATATAGTGTTACTGGTGATGGCGATATAGTTGCATTAACTTTATCAAGAGGGGCTAATGGTGGATTAATCCCCGGATTTTCATTAATAGAGACAGACGGCAAATATAAATCTATATGTATCGTAAACTCTAAAGATAAAGAAAGCGTTTGGGTTGTTGTAACTAGAGAGAATGGAACGTTTATAGAGAGATTGCATAGTATAAATTATGATGAGTCAAGTTTTATGTATCTTGATTCTAGCGTTGAATGGGAAGCTCCCGGTAGTGAAACGGCAACATTAGCGAATGATGCTACCACTGGCGAGCTATTGATAACACTAGGAACTGGGAGCACATTAGTTGCGGGTGACTATGTAGAGATTACAGATACAGGGAGTAATGACTTAGACGGGTTATATGTCCAGTTGGACCCGGCCGGTACTTCCCCTACATTCAGATTATTTGACGCATATACTGGGAATAGCATTTATACTACATATTCAGGAAGTTGCACGATAAGGCAGGCCAAAAATACATTGTCAGGGCTTACTCACTTAGAGGGGCAAGAAATAGGGGTTGTTGTTGATTATTCTGCCGTATCGAATGAAACTGTAGTTTCCGGAGCGATAACGAGTGATGTTTTTGGCCATCATATAATAGCCGGGCTGAATAATGAGTCAGTAGTAGAACCGTTAAATGTTGGAATATTGAAAAGCAAATTTAAAATCACGCCGAGAATTGTTATAGAATTAATTGATAGTAAAGGTGGATATATAGAAGTTGATAATGACGTATATCAGTTGCCTAATCAAGACACATTTGTTTTAGACGAGCCATTCCCGTTATATACAGGGGCGATTGAAATGCCTATAAGCGGTCATTATAATCTGTCTTCAAGTGTGAAGATTAAGCAAACGGATCCGTATCCGCTAACTATTGTTAGTTTAATTGAATTAGTTGACATATCGGGGGTTAAATAATGGAATGGATAGCTTTAGCAATGTTTGCAATCCAGCTTGGCGTTACGATTTATGACGCATTGGCGCAATCACAAAGAATACAGCAAGAACATGATTATAACCAAACTAATTTAGAAATCCAACATCAACAGGAAGTTACTAATATCCAGCAACAATATTACAACACAGAAGCCGAGATTAATACAGTTGAGGATAAAGTAGTTGATGCTTTTACTAACATGAAAATCTTGCTTAATAATATTGATGTTATAAAGAAAAATGCTGATATAAAACTTAATCAGTTATACGAGCAAGACCAAAAGCAACGTGGAGCGATTTTTTCTAGTGGATACTCTAACGGGTTTATGCTATCTGATATTCAGAAAGAAGTGATGGAGCGCAATAGTTTAGGGATTAAAGCTGATATGCAGACTGTTGAACAGGAAGAAGAAACAAAAATAGCTGACACAAAGACACAAATAGAAAATCTTGAAAGTTTTGTTAAGAAATATTATGGGGAAGATGCTTATAATTCTATTTTACAACAAGTTGGTGATGTGAATAAAGATAATAAAACTGATGTAATGGATTTAGAGGGACTTGATATAAGTAAAATAGATTTTACAGGTGCTGATGGATATTTGGCGGAACTAAAAAATAGATTGGATCAATATAATCAGCAACTTGGCGGGATTATGTCCTCCGAAGGTAAACAAAATGGAATTGTATTGATAGATTCTAGTACCGGAGAAAGAATAAAATTAGGAACCAAAATCCCTGATGACAGAATACAACTTGGCGATATAAGAGATCCGATTAGTGGAGAGATTATAAAGAAAGGCACTAAAAAAAAGAAGTCCCCAAAAGCTAAAATTAATCTCGCCCCTAAAATAAATTGGAGCCCTTTTGGGGCACCTCCAACAATAAAAATGATAGGATTTTAAAATGAGATTACCGGAATATGAACAAAATCTTTTATATGCTCAAAGGCAGGTAATGAAGAATACTGCCAGTACACCTGCTAGGTTGGCAGATTTGCCACCTACCAGTTATAGAGAGCAATTAATACAAAACAGTATGAAATATAATGAGCAAACAACTAATTTAAATCAATTAACTAATATTGTTCATGCTGGTGCAAACATAGCAAAGATTTTGTTACAAGCTACTGATTTTGCTATAAAAGGGGAGATCAACAGACAGAAATCATTAGGGGCTAATTTCGCTAATCAAGCTATCAGAGATTACAATGCTCAATCAATTATAGAGTCTGAAAATGTTAATACTATAGACCAATCGAAAGCTAATCTTGATAAGATAGAGCAAAAGTATTTAGAAGAAGCGGCGAATCAGTTTGGCGAGGACTCTGTTGCTTATAGCACATTTAGACAGATATTCTCTGGCTATGTCACAAAACGGCTTGACTCTACAATGATGAAGAAGCAGGCCGTTTATTTGAATAGGTTAAAAGAATCGGCAAATAATATAATAACGAGAGGGATAGTAGAGAATGATCCGGATTTAATAAGTCGTGGGGCAGATATGTTACTTACATCGGGGTACTATACAGGCGATGAAGTCGCTGCGATAGTAAATAGTGCAAACTCGAATAGGATAAAACAAGCGTTTGTTGATAAACTCGGCCAAATCCCAGCTAGCAAATTGCAAGAATATCTTTTTGATGGTAAAGGTGATTTGGTACAGTATGGTGTAAGCCAAGAAGAACAAGAATGGTTAAAAAACTTATCTGAGAAAGACAAAGAAGATTTATATAAATCAAAACAATACGTTGATAAAGTAAAAATGGCCAACCTATTGAATTGGCAGAATAGCAACTTTGCTTATTATGCGACACGTGTCCATAACCCAAAAGAGCCATTGACAATAAAAGAATTAGATGCCGCATTGACGCAGAGAAAGATACGGCTAGAACAATATGATAAATTAAGGAATGAGATAGAGAGCCGTGATACGACTGTTAGGAGATCCGTTGATGAGGCAACAGTATATGAGAAATCATCGGAGCTTGTAAACAGATATAGAACCGGGCAGATAAACTATAATGATTTAGTGTTAGGCGCTAGGAGCCTTGTTAATAAATATCAAGTGAAAGACCCGGAAAAAGTAGTAAACACAATAATCAAAAATGCTACAGCTAAAGATTTATATGAAGATTTGCTAGAAAAATATGACAGGGCTAATATATTGAGTTTTAAGCCGAGCAAGAAAGATGCCGGGGATCTCGAAGAATTTAATTCAAAACGTGATGAGTTTTTGAAAAAGGCAAGAGCATTTATTTTTAGAGTACGTGGCGGCGGGATAAATATTAGTCAGAATGAATTTGAGAAAGGGTTACAAAATATTGCAGAAAGTGTTTTTATTGACAAGTTTGATAATCAAGATAAGCTCGATTATCAGACTATACGGAAACATAAAGATGAATACGGTCTTTTCGGTATAATTCCTAAAAGTGATGTTGCAAATATAACTGAGCCGGAAGCGTTAATGAATATGCTTATAAAAGGTGAGGGAATAGGGCTTAGCTTAGATGATACAGATGATAAAGTAAAAAATATTTATGGTAATTTATTTAACAAGTTTACAGAGATAGCGAGAAACAAAGGAATTGTTGGCAAGGCTGTTCAAAGCATAGATAAAGATACATTATTGCCTATTTATACTGTAACAACTAAAGATGGGATAAGACAGTATATGCTTGATTATAAGCAGACTGATAAAGGCGGGGCTGTGTTAAATCTGGTAAGCAAAGATGAATTTTTTAAGAGACACCCAAATCTAGCTTTTGGAGAAGATTACGGCCAAGTAGTTGGTGATTCAGATATAAACGGAGTTGATAACCGCTTAGTTTATATGCCGGATATTGAAAGCAAAGAGGGGACTTTAGCCGGGCTTAATTATATTCCTTTTACAGATTTCAAGTTCATTAGTACATTTGGGCGAGGATATGCGGTAAGTTATTTGGGCGATAAAGATGAAATCAAGAGTATAACGAGAGAGCAATTTTTTAATGATATTGAATTACGCAAAAAGTTTTATATTTACAATGTTGATAGAAGCCGATTTATAGGCAATTTGCCGAACCTAATTAATAACAAAGATTCACTGGAAGTAATTTGGAATATGATAGAAATATACCAGAGGAAGAATAGAAATAATGAGTGATGTATCGAGAGAGTTTTATATTGCAGATGATGTTAAAAAAATAACCTCGCCATCGTATTTTAAGAAAGATGATTTAAAAGATTTTAAAGTTGTTGATGGAAAACTAATAGAGCCTACAGATAAGGTTAAGTTTGAAGATTTGCCTTCTGTTGTAAAAGCCTTAAACAATTCTATAGACAATAAATTTAGTGATTTAATCACTAATCCTAACATTGTAAAAAAAATCGGTGAGTCTAATAATCCTGCCGCCGAAGAAGCTAAAATCAAGAATAGCATTTATCTTAGCAAAATATTGAATGTCCCGTTTGATGCTGTATATCAGAATTATGATAGTTACTCTACAAAGGTTATAGGTGGGAAAAGTTCAGACCCGTTGAGTGATTATGATATTATCCAGCGGGCTAAAAAGACAGGGGAATTATCTGTTGAGCTTAACACACTAGGGTGGAAATGGTTAACTGGCAAGGCTACAGATGAAGATATAAAGAGAATTGATGAGATATTGAAGACTATGCCTCAAGATTCTGTAGATTTTCATAGAGGTTTTTTGACTAATTTACAGAGAGCTTTTTGGCAAAACTGGGGAATAATTAGGGAGGGGATAAAGTACGGGATCAATGAAGGTCTTGTTCCGGGAGCCGCCGCCGGGTTGGGAACAGTATTGTTAGATACTGCACTGGGAGGGCCTGCGGGGCTCGCTTTATCCCCTGCCACTTTTTTAACTGCAACGGCAATAGGCGTGTCTTCTGCTGCCGGGCGATATATTGCTAAAATGGAAGCGGGCAGCGAGTTTATTGACTTAATGCAGACCAAATATACTGATAAAAACGGTGTTACACATGATTTGCCGTTGTCTATAAAGAAAGTAATCTCTTATACAGTTGGAGCAATAAATAGCGCATTAGAGTTGAGCCAGTTTGAGACTTTATTTACAGGGAATATTGTATCAAAGCCATTAAGAGCGGCGGCCGATAAGGTTTTTAAGAAGATTTTTAAAAAAGCCATAGCAACAAAAGCCTTAAAATCAACAGTTGTAAAATATGCAAAGGATTTGGCAATAAAAAGTGTGTCTGAGGTCAGTCAAGAATTGGCGCAACAGTTAATAAGTGATACCGGAGTGTTAATTGCTAGAGTTGCTAATGATGAAAAGATTGACAAAGAATATGCGAAGCAATTAGTTACACAATATTATGGATTGGCGATTGATACATTTTTAGTGTCCAGTGTTTTAGGGGCGGGCCCGCAAGCATTAGAGACTGTAGGCGGCTCACGAGCGCATGCAATTGAAGTCAGACACAAAATAGATAATCTTGTAAAAAATGCAATAAAAGACTTTAACCCTGAAACTGATACCGTAGAGGATTTAATGGCAAAAATAACCTCTACAGATGAATGGCAGGAATTAAAAGCAAAAGAGCAACAAAAAATAAAGACTAAAGCTAGTTCTACCGCCGAAGCTATTGCCAGCTTGCAAGAGTCAAAAGAGCCTATTAGAACAAAGCCGTTATCTGAGTTGAGAGAAGAAGATTTAAAAGAGAAAATTGATAAAGCATGGGAGCAATACAAGCAAGAAAATGTAGTAAAAAATGAAGCTGTAGAACGGCAAATATTTGAGAAGAAAAAGCGCAAAGAATTGCAGGCTATTACTCCATTGCCTGAAGACACATTGAAGGAAGAATATAAAAGCTATGTAGAAGAAGCTCATAAAATTGGAGTAGAACCTGTAAGCGAAGAAGAATACAGAAATATGCGAGGCGAAAATATATCGGACCTAAAAATATACTCTATGGATAAAGAGCAAAAACATTTAGCAATTTTTTCGGAAGTGCTCGATAATCTTAAAGAGCAAATAAAGAAGACTAAGGACGTCCCGGATATAGTCAATAAAATGGTTGCTAATATAGAAGACTCTATATTAAATGCTAGCGAAAATCTTGAACAGGGATTTAGTGTAAATGATTTGGTACTACAAACAAAAGATGAGATTAGAGTTTTAGACGAGCGGATAAATAAACTACAAGCACAATTGCAAAATCCTTTAGATAATGAGATCCGCAAACAAATATACGGGGAGCTTGCTAATCTTAGAAGCGAAAAATTTGATAAGCAAATGATGCTTGATAATTATGATAGTCTGTTAAATAAAGCATTTAAAAATTATTACAGGTATGATTCGTTTGTCAGAACGATAAAAGACAGGATTAGCAGATTACAAAAATATATTGCTGACAGGCAAGGCTCTGATTTTGTAATGAATAGTGAGCAAGTTGTAACTGATTTAATGAATGATCCTAACTTTAGAAAAGCTGTAGGATTAGAGCCAATAAGAGGTGCTACAGAGAAAATAAATGTAGATGAAAAGACTTTTGATAAATATATGACACTGGCAATAAAAGCCGGATATTTCTCTGGCGGAGAGGCCAAAAGACAAGAGATGTTGGCGGACTGGATATTAAAGAAAAATAGAACGTCTTATGAAAGATTATTGAAAGATACAATTAACGAAAATATAAATGCAATATTAAAAACAGAGTCTAAGAATGTATCGTCAAAGAGAGCTTTGCAAATAGAATCTATAAAAAAATTGGTTTCAGATTTTGATTTAAGTAAAAGAACTGTAAATGAATTATATGATTTAGTTGAAAAAGCTACCGATCCGGAAAGTGCTACAAATATTGATGATATTATTCAATCAATGATTGATTTGCAATTGGATACCGCTAATCCTGAAATGACAGTAAAAAATATTGTTAAGCTAAGAGATTATGTTGATTTTCTGAGATTTATTGGCAAGAAAGAGTTAGAGGAATTAAAAAAGCCTCAGATGATGCTTGAAGCGGAGCTTAAAGATGCGGCGATAGAGAAACTCGGTGAGAAAGGTATTACTGCTCCAAAAGGAAGTGAATTAGCCAGACAAGATGTAAAAGGATTTAAAAAGCTTGCCAATGGGCTAAAGGTATTTGCTATGATGCCTGCCGAATGGGCTAAAAGAATCGGTGGGGATAAATGGGTTGATTTATTTGTTAAAGACAAATTGATGAGTAAAAGAGAAGAACTTATTAATGAAGAACGCCGTGCCTCATTGGTAAGAAATTTTATAAATGATATTGGTGAAAAGCCAGATGTATTTTTTGATACTAGAGTTATTGATGGCAAAGAATATCAAGTGCAAGATTTAATGTATTATTATCTTGGTCGCAATAATGAATTAACAAAAGAAGCGCTGATTAATGCAAATGGTATATCGAAAACTTTTTTAAATAATGTTGATAAATACTTAACAGACAATGAAAAGTTAATCGCCGAAGAAATCGCAGATGATTTTCAGAATGTTTATCCTAGATTATCTAAAGCCTATGAGCAGTTAACAGGTAAAAGATTAGGGTATCAGAGGAACTGGGTCCCACAGATACGAGAGCTTGATGTAACAAGTGCAGATATTGACAGTAATATTGCAAATCTGATGTTACTTGGAGTTGATGTCAAGCAAACTGGCGTATATAAAAGTTTTACTTTTGAAAGGATAGGCGGGCAAGCACCTATAAGAACAGATTTATACGGGCTTTGGCGTGATATGGTACCGAAACAAGAACATTATATATCTTCTGCCAGACTTGTTAGTGTTATGAAAAGAGTAATCGGCGATGATAAAGTGAAGCAGGCCATTATAAATAAATATGGTAAATCATGGGTTAGGGAAATAGAAAAATATATAGATGCTTATGCTAGCCCGCAATCATTGCATGCTACCGATTTTCTTTCACGAATGTTTAGATGGGTAAAAAACGGTACTGCAATTAGCGCTCTTACATTAAACGGGCCGGTTATAGCTAGAATGCCAGTATCAATTGTTTTTTATCCGATGAAATCCGGGATCCCGCATTTTTTCTCAGCAGTAGGCCAATTCATAAAAGACCCTCGAGGTGTATATGAATTTGTTAAAGAGAGAGACCCGGCCACTATTAGAAGCGGTACAGAATATGAATTTATGAACATGAAAAGCAAGAATGATTTATTAGAATTAAAAGACAAAATAATAAAAGGGCTTGTTAAGCCGATTGAAATAGCAGACAGATTAACGAAGGTTATAGGCTGGAAGGCGGTTTATGATTCAGTGATGGAAGATACAGGGAATGAATATCAAGCAATAAAAGAAGCTAGATATTGGACTGATTTAACGCAACCTACAGGTGATAAAACTGCATTACCCGGTATTTACAGAAGTCATGAGTTTTTATCTTTATTAAATCTTTTTACACAACAGCCTGTTAAGATTTTTAACTTGTTACATTACGAAATTACTGGTATGATTAAAGAAGGAGATTATGGCGGCGCTTTACTTGGGTTATTAGGCGCCGGGCTTTCAATGAGTGCAATGTGGATGATAAGCAATAGGCGGTTACCTGAAAAAGAAGAGGATTATTTAGAAATGTTTGGTGGCGGTTATTTAAGCACATATCCTATTGTTGGCAAAGCATTACTCGCCTTAACTCGCTCTCAATATCCTTCTCATCCTTCCTATGTTGATATAGTGAAGCCTCTAGCAGATTTGGCAACTAAAAAAACATATCAAACTCCAGAAGGGAGAAAAAAACTAGCGAAAGATTTTTTACGGTCTTTGGCCGTTTCAACGAAAATGCCTTATGTGGGCCCATATAGAATTATAAAATCAGTAGAGAATAGCGACCCTAGTTACTTTTTTCTTGGCGGTCCGATAGGGGCTGAAAAATGAAAAACGACACGTGTGTCGTTTTTGGGAGGTAAGACATGGTTCCTACTACCAATGCAGTTACAAATCATATTTGCAGTAGCAGTGTAACAGAATATGTATATACATTTAAAATAGTAAAATCGTCTGATTTAAAAGTGGTTTGGACTGATACAAACGGTATTGAATATCCTTTGACCGAAGGGACGGATTATACAGTTTCCGGAGCTGGTAATGACTCAGGCGGGCATATAACATTAGTGACTGCAAAAGCTGATGGCACATTAACTCTTTATAGAGATGTTGAGTTAACACAGGATACAGACTTGAAGCCTAGATCCAATTATCCTGCAAATGTTTTAGAATCTTTATTTGATAAAGTAATAATGATAGAGCAGGCGCTAAACGAGAAAATGAATAGGGCGCTTAGATTGCCGTTATCTGATACCGGCGAGATGGAATTGCCGAATAAAGACTCCAGAAAGAATACATATTTGTATTTTGATTCTAACGGAGATGTAGAGCCTTATCCCGGGGCGCCTCCGAAATACTGGATCCCGGCTCACACGTACTCTAGCGGTGAATTAACACAACATGGTGGAGTGCTTTATAAATCACTCATAGATAATAATATAGGCAATGAACCCGGTGTTGCTACAGCGGCTTGGGAGATTTATAATTCATTTGGTACTGAATGGCAAGAAGGCATAACATATAATCAATATGAAGTCGTAACTAGACAAGGGAACTTCTATAAGTCACTTGTTAATAATAACAAAGGCAATGATCCGTTAACGGATACTACAAATTGGACGATAGTTAATATTTCCGGCGGCACTGTATGGCAATCAAATGAAACCTATAATATTAATGATATAGTTCAATATGGCGGAATATTTTATGTTTCTTTGATTAATACTAATATTGACAATCAACCAGATACATCGCCTACAGCTTGGCGCAAACTTGAGGCATCTAAAATATATGTGGAAGATTCAGCAGGGCTACTCAAGAATGACAATGTAGAAGGTGTGCTAAATGAATTAGCACCTATCAGAGCAAAGTATGAAATCACAGATGCAACTGATGTTACGGTAAACCTTCCCGATGCTAATGGGCAGACGGCAGAACGCACTTATTGGAGAACAGGAAGTGGGGCAGGGAAAGTATTGTTTAGTACATACGACCCCGGCACAGGGGCACAGACAATAAACGGAGAACCTGCTAGTAACTGGTATTTAGAAGGGGATGGAGAAGTAATTAAGTTAGCACCAGTTAATGGAAACTGGCAAGTAGTACAACATGATGCTAGAACTGTTGTTGTATCTGCTACGGATGGCGGAGGGCAAACATTTAGTAGTGGCGGGTTTACTGTAGTTAAATGGGCTAATGAAATAACTGATTCTCATTCTGCTTATGACCCGGCTACCGGAACTTTCACTGTCCCTATATCTGGGACGTATGAAATCAGAGCAGGGTTAGCACTTGATACTTCCTATGGGATGGAAATAGATTTGTTTGTAGATGGTGTTAGAAAAAAATTGGTTGCATCAACATTTGGTAGCAATGCCGCTCAAGGAAGTTTAATATATGATTTAACAAAAGGGCAATCTGTGCTATTTGAATTGTATCAAGCTAGTGGTGGGACTGTAACATCGATTGCATCTACATATTTGGGTATTTTAGAAATACGGCTAATAGCAGTTAGAAAGAAACAGTAGGAGGCTTTATGAACCTAATACAAGCTCTTAAAAAAGCACTTTACCAAAATTGGCAATCCGTAGGAGAGACTCAGTATGCTATTGAAGAAAATGGCAATGAGGTTTTAATAGCCTTTCAAGGCAGTATGGATTGGATAGACTGGCTTTTAAACTTCTACGTAATCCCGTATAAAGATATGGAACAACCGTTTTATGTTCATGGCGGATTTTTAAGACAATACAAAAATGTGCGAGATATAGTCTTAGATGCGTGCAAAAAAGCGGAGAAGGTTTCTTTAGTAGGACATAGTTTAGGCGGGGCTTTGTGTATCCTAGCACACGAAGATTTGCGATTTCATTACCGAAACTTGACTATACATACATACACCTTTGGTGCTCCAAGAGTGTTGGCAGAAAAGAGTGGTTGTGACGTGTTTATACTAAGATTAGTTTATGGTGGTGGCACAAATCTTACAAAATTAATTAATGTAGTAAATGGTAATGATATAGTTCCACAATTACCGTTTTGGTATATGAAAAATATTGCTACTAAACATATTGGGGAACCTGAGAAATGGTGGAAGTTTTCAATAAAGCAACACATGCCTGATAGTTATTTTAAATCATTGGAGAAGTAGAATGAAAGTTTATTTAGGTGGTACTTGCAACGAATCAACATGGAGAGAAAAACTAATTAAAATGTTAAAAATAGATTATTTTAATCCTATTGTTGAAAATTGGAATGAGGAAGCACAGAAGCGAGAAATCTATGAACGAAAACATTGTGATTTTGTTTTATATGTTATTACTCCGAGAATGAAAGGTGTATATTCTATTGCAGAGGTTGTTGACGATTCAAATAAAAGGCCAGAGAAAACATTATTCTGTATCATTAAAAAAGACGGTGGGCATAAATTTGATGAACAGCAATTATACTCTCTTAATGCAGTAAAAAATATGATAATAAGAAATGGCGGGAGAGTATTTGAAGATTTAAAAAGTGTAGCGGATTTTTTAAATTCCTATACTGGGGGATAAAATGGAAGATAAAGAAAGAAGAACAAAGTATAGGCTTGCGGAAAAGAGAGCTTTCATTGCAATTGTAGTAGGAATATTAACAATTGTGATGATGGTTGGTGGGGTTGGTATTTCTCTTATATCTTGGAAAAATTATCAAGATTACAAAACAGAAACCTTGATCAAAAAAGATAAAGAACAAGATATAAGATTATTAAAGGTAGAGGATGCGATAAACTTAAACAAACAGCAGTTATCGGCGATTAATGCAAATCTCAATTATATAATACGGATTTTAACAAATAACGGGAGAGATCCGAAATGAAAAGTCTTGCTATTATCCCAAATGGTTTATTGGAAATTAAACAGGTTTATGGTAATCCGGACCTAAATCATGACGGGACTCTTGATCATTGGTTTGTAAAAAACAGGCTTGATATTTTTGAATTGCCTTATCCAATGGTATTAAGCTGGAAGCCGTCTGTGCATGTAAAATATATTCAATGCCATATTGATGTTGGAGAAATTATAATTGATGCTTTCACTGAAATTCTAAAACATAAAGGGGAATCATATCTTGAAAGCATGGGTTATAATGTTTACGGCGGATGTTTTAATTTCAGGCCAAAACGTAATAATCAAGGGTTGTCAGTGCATTCATGGGGTGTTGCGATAGATATAAACCCGCATATTGCACCTTATGGCAAAGAAGGGAGTCAGCCCGGGTTTATAATTGATGCTTTTTGTAAAAGAGGTTTTGAATGGGGTGGTACATGGAAGTACAAAGACCCTATGCACTTCCAAGCATGTAGGGGGTATTAGATGGGATTATTTGATTTTTTTAAGCCAGCCGGCGATACTGTAAAAGGTGTCTTAAATGGGGCAAGCAATGTGGTTAAAAGTGTAGGTGATGCCTCTACTAGAATAAGAGAGGCAATAACAGGGGATCTGCCTAGTGATGTTAAGTTAAAACTAGAACAAATTGCGGCAGAATTAGAGAAACAAAAAGTTGACCTAGATAAAACAATAATTGAGACAACAAATCAGATAAACTTAGAGTATGCAAAAAAGTCTGGATGGTTTTTTTCTGGTTGGAGGCCAGCTTTTGCATGGATTGGTGTAGTAGGGTTTTTGTTAAATTATGTGTTATTCCCATTGGCTAATCTTGTTTTGAAATTGTATAAAATAGATTTCCAGTTGAGTATAGATGTAAGCGAGTTATACCCGCTAGTTCTTGCTTTACTAGGATTAGGCACTATGAGAACGGCTGAGAAGAAGGCGGGAGTACATAATGCACATTGAAAAACGACACGCGTGTCGTTTTTGGGAGGCGTTACATGGCGAAATTAACTTATAGACAAAGAAAAAGGTTAAAATCTAGTTCGTTTGCAATTCCTTCAAAGCGCAAATATCCGATAAATGATATATCTCATGCGCGCAATGCTCTTGCAAGAGTTGCACAACATGGGACGCCTAGTGAGAAAACGCAGGTAAAGAGAGCAGTTTATAAAAAATATCCTTCTCTCAAGAAGAAAAAATAATTTTTTCTTTTACCTTTTTACCCTTTTTATAATATTCAAGTGTGATTTCTTTGTCTCTAAAAAATATTTTTCTGTTTTTTATATGGTTTTTTGCTTCTGTAACATTTCTTGCGTCAAATTCATATGTTACTACAGAATCAGTTGCGATAAAATACATAAGCCCTCCTAATTCATATCCCATTCTAACGGCTTCCAGCCGTTTTCTGGGAGTTTTCGCATTTCGTCTTTTTTTAACTTTCTTATTATTTTAAATTGGTGTCTTTTTGCAACATAGACTAAATCTTTGGAATAACGCAAGTATGGGAAATCGCCTCTTAATAATACGGCACAACGTTCTGGAGATTTGCGTATTGCTTCTAGCCAAGTCATTCTATCACCTCGTAAATGTCAAGTTTTATCATATTAGGTTGATTTTTAAGTCTATTCTGTTTTTCAACAAAGTATCCTATGATTTGATTATCGTTTTTAATTATATTTGCCGCCTCCAAACTATCAAATATTGGTTTTAGTAGGCTATCTGCGTCACGCCGTTTATCTATGATGAACAATATTTCTATGTATATCTTGCTTTTTATTTTGTGTTGCGGCTGGATAATCCAACTATTTATCAGTGCTCTCTTAAAATTCCTGTATTTTCTAGTTGTAATTATCCGGCCATTTTTTGAGATCATGTGTCTCTGGTTGGTCCCGGCGACTTCACCTGTATAGAACAATGTGTATTTATGGACTAATTTTTTATTTCCAAATACTGATACTAACATGTGTCACCATTAGAATGGAATATCATCATCATATATTGATGTGTTTCGTGTTGGTTCGCTTGTTTCCTGTATTGGTGCGACCTGTTGCTTATTCCCGGGCCCAAAAGACAATTCATCGACTGCTAGAGAATAACTGCGCCTTTTATTCCCGTTACTATCTTCCCAGTCATTTGTGTTCAATTTGCCATATACAATAACTCTCTGCCCTTTTGAGAGATATTGTTCGACTGCTTCCCCTCGTTTGCCAAACATTACACATTCCATAAATAATGTCTTTTTATAATCTCCATACCCGTTGTTATTTGCAAGTGTAAATTTCAGCAAAGCTGTCCCTGATGGAGTATATCTCAACTCTGGGTCTCTGGTTAAATTGCCTTCTAGTACAAACATGTTAATCATACTACTTTCCTCCCTAATTTTTTATTAAACATATCAATTAACGATATGTTTGGATTTTCCTGTTTTAATTTTTTAATTTCTTCAATTTCTTTCCGTTCTAATTCTATTTTCATTTTTGCTAGCTTGCAATCTTTTGCATGTCCCCAGTAATACCCACAATACGGGCATTTCTTAGGCACTTTGATATTTGCAAGTTGTATTTTATCTATTACCGAATGGAATATTGTATATCCATATCCGGCTTTTCTTACAAATTGTTTAACACTATCAACTTTGTCATTAAAGAAAATTACGGCATAATCTAATAAGGTATCATATCCATATTCTTCGAGATCTCTTTTTAAAAGCATTCCTTCTTTTGCTGTCCATCTTGGTTTATACATTTTCCCATCTTTATTTGTCCTAGTGCCTTTTATTTCAAATGCTTTATTATTATACATCATAAAATATTCTGTGATGAATTTTTTATAGTTATCTTTTACAATTATTCTTATTGCTTCTTTTTTATTTATTTTTATTTTTTCAATATACCCGAGCGCAATTAATCTTCTTATTGATAGGTTTATGATGTTTCGACTGAGATCCAATTTTTCTTCTAATAGAGGCTCATAGTTTATTATGAAGTCATAAGTTGAAATATATAAATATATTATTTTGTCTGCCATTCCTAATGTTTTATTCTCCATTAAGTTAATATCAATTATTGCTTGCTTTCGCATCTGAGTCTCCTTTTAATATGTCAATTTCAATGTTTAACAAAGCTATGCGAGCATTAATATTTATAAGGTCTTTTCTCATTTTGTTTATTAATGCTCTCTGATTTACTATTTCCTCTAACAATACTTGTATTTTAGTTTCTATTTCAGTCATACATACCCCACTCTCATATTTTTTATATCTAAATAAAATATCCTTAATTTCTTGCGGCTTTTTCTTATTTCTTCCGCAATATCGGCCACTTTTGTATTGTCACTATTTATTCTAAATCTGTATTGTGGCTTCTTCCTTACTTTTACCATGTATTTGAATTTTGGCTCGTTTATTGGTCTAAGATAATGGATAAGCCCTTGTTGGTTTTTAAAATATACTGCATAGTCTTTTATATTGCTTGGTAGATTATTTGGGATTTCTATAATGTATGCTTCAAGCGCTTGTTGTAAGACTGTACGACGGGGTTTCTGTTGTTGATATTCCCAAAACCTTATCGTTTCGTCCATTTAACTCTCCTTTTTTTATTCTTGATATTAGCATGGCCGCTTGAGCTTTTGTCATATTTTTCGAGTCCCAGCCTTTCATGGTTAGAAACCTTTTTTGTGCCGGTGTTGCTGGTCCGAAATAAGGCTTATAACCTTTATTGAATAGTATATCTATCAACTTTGATGCCTGTGCTTTTGTGAGCTTTTCAAGATTAACGATATTATAACGACTTAATATTTCAGCCTGTTTCATTGTTATGTGGCCTGTTAATTTTTTGCCGTTATAGTGAATATCAAACTCCCCGCTTATATCCTCGCCTACTAATTCTGCTGTAGCAAATGGGTCGAATGCAACGAAATTATATTTCTTTACTATTAGCCGTTCTTTTACTCCGAGCAATGAGTAATAGCGCTCTCTAGTCTTATCAAGGGTTTCTAAGAGATCCGTCCCGTTTTCATCTAATAGTTTTTCTGCACGTTTCCTAATTTTTTCTTCATACCCTGCTGTTGCGAATAATTCAAATGGGGTTACAAGTTTTAACTTATCTGAATTGTATGTAAATTCAACTAGTAACAGCGATTCTTTTCCGGGGTGTAATCTTGTGCCCCTTCCTACTACTTGTGCATATAGTGGCCTAGAAGTGGTAGGTCTTAGCATTACTATTGCTTCAACACTTGGTTCATCAAACCCTTCTAGAAACAGATTGCAAGAGGCTAGATGGGTTATATTGCCATGAGAAAAATCATAAAGAACTTTTTTCCTTTCTTTTGTCTTGTGTCCTCCAAACAGGTAGGCCGCTTTTAATCCTATTCTATTTAATTCTTCTGCCAATAGCCTTGAAGACTCAACATTTGGCATGAATATCATTGTCTTGAGTCCTTCTGTTTGTTCTTTGATATTGATTGCTATTGGCTTTATATAGTTTATCATTACAGCGGCTAGGTCTTTATCTGTATAGTCCCCTCTTACTATATTAAGACCTCTTAAATCAATATCAAAGTCTGTTACTTTCTTCCCTATTATTTTTACAAGCCAATTATCTCTTATAGCTTTATGTAATGGATATTCATATGCAATTTCATCAAATATATCACCAAGTTGTTTATTATCTGCTCGGTCCGGGGTCGCTGTTACACCTAATACATTGGCAGTAGAAAAATAATTTATTATTTGCTTATAAGATTTTGCCGGTGCGTGATGAGCTTCGTCTATCGTTAATAATCTAAAATCATTAGGGAAACGGTGCAGCCGTTCCTTTTTCAACGACTGCACCGATGCGACTATCACTTTAGAAGTTGTATTTGCAAAATACTTTGCCTTTTCCTTATCGGCTATTATTCCTGACTGATTATAAATTTTATTAATTGCTTGGTCTATCAGTTCTTCTCTGTGTGCTATTATTATATTTTTCTTATTATTTTTTGCTATTCTTCTTGCGATTTCCGAAAAGATAATTGTCTTGCCTAATCCTGTTGCCATTATAATTAATGGATTTTTCTTTTCTTTTAGCACTTCTATAGTTTTAATAACTGCTTCTTTTTGATAATCCCTAAGTTCCATTTTACCACTCCGTTGGTTTTGATATCCCTGTTAATCCATTCATACAATAATCACATTTAACGTTTTTCCCGTTTTGCCTTATTACTCCTTCGCCGGAGCACTTAGGGCATATTTGCAGATTTTTTGGATTCCACGTATCCAGTCTTAGTGCCATATCTTTTATATTGCCAAACATATCACCAAGCCCTACAGGGGTTGTATGATTTCTTGTTGCCGCAAGCACTTCATAGGTCTTTAACATATACTGGATAAGCGGTTCTAGATATTGCCAATATTCATATTGTGATTTCTCTTTTTTTACTTTTTCTGTCGGTGGGCTTTGTTCGTTTTCTGGAATTGCCGGGAGATCTTCTTCAAAAGCGACACGTGTGTCGTTTTTGGCTTCTTCTTTTGGCTCTTCTTGTTTTGGGGTTTCGAGTAGCTTATAAGCTGTTGAGAGTTTGTCAACATCTATACTTTTTATTTTCTCTCTGTTCTCATATACTTTCATGTATCTTTGTGCTGTACGTGGAGAGAA